AGTTAATCCTACTACATCGGCAGGTGCAATAGCACCTACTGAAGCTGTTGCACTGACACCAGTTAATCCTACTACATCAGCAGGAACAACAGCACCTACTGAAGCTGTTGCGCTTAATCCTGACGGCTGAACAAGTTTATTCCAAGAATCTCCATATGGTTCTTCACCCCAACCATTTCTACCCCAACCAACTAAAGTTCCTGCGTTATCAAAACTTCCAAGCCCTGTTGTAGCTTGTACTCCTGTTAGGTCTACTGGAGTAATTTGTTGAGTAGTTAATGATCCTACTGAGAATGTAGCGCTAACTCCTGTTAGATCTACTGGAATAATTTGAGCTGCTTCAACAGTTCCAACACTAGAAGTCATACCCAAACCAGTTGGTGCAACAGAATATTCTACACCCCAACCAGCATTACCCCATTGGGCTCCACCCCAACCGGATCCTGGATAAGCTTCCACTGTTCCTACAGCTGTAGTTAATTCTGATGGCGCTGTTAATTGTACAGCAGTGTACTCTACACCCCAAGAATTAGAGCCCCATGTTACACGACCCCAACCTAAAGTAGGAAAAGCTTCTACCTCACCTACACTAGCGGTTGCTGATACACCAGTTAAAGTAATTGTAAGAGTATTGGATTCCCAGGAATTTTCGTTCCAGGCTACTACCGGACTATCACCACCCCAAACTGAAGCCATAAGGAGGTCCTCCTTATGCTAGCTGAATAATAGCTGTCGCTGCTGCTGCTGCCGGAAATTGAATTGTAAAAGTTCCACTGGAAACTGTTTTATCTCCACCGAATGCTATTGTACAAACAGCTGGATCACCTGATGCTGAATCATTGAAAATCATACATCCATTAGCTGTAAAAGAAGCAGAAGTCCAACTTGTATCTGCAAAATCACAAACCGCAGTGTCTGAGTCTAAAACAGGTGTTACACTAGTTAAGGCATTTCCTTTAGCAGAGTAAGCGCTTCCAGAAGTATTGCTAATTTCGTTAGTAGCACTGTATGCAGTTGTTGATTTATTAATGGTTGCTGAACTTGTATATAAAGCTAAGTTAAAAGTGTTTCCTGATGATGCAGTAAAGTCATGAACAGCGGTTAAAACTTCCGTTTTAAAACTATTACAAATTGCTGATGTTATTGCCATAAGTTTTCTCCTAATTATTGAGGCGGTGACTCGATCGGTATTCTTATTGTACCATCCGTGTAATCGTCTCGTCTTCTTCTTCCAATTTGCATACTTGCAAACTTTTGTAATTCTTGTTTATACTTTTGCTCATATAATGTCAACATGTCTTGTGGACCTTTTAAAAATCCATAGGCTTCCACCAAACAGGCATAAAGTAGCCCTTGTGGGAAGTACCTACTTATATAAGTCCCAGAAGTATTAGTCCCTAATCCTGTTGGCATTGCATTTCCGTATATTTTAATAACATAATTGGCATCTGGAGTAGGAGCCATTGTAATAGATCCCGAAGTAGTATCTGTTAATCCCGTTGCTCCTCCGAACATAGCATAATATTTAGGTTTTCCTGTAACATCAGCTCCAGATGTTGTAGATCCTTCAGGACCTGTTAATCTTCCCACATACTCACTTAAAAAAGTTTGATCACGTTTTTGTAACCACGTGCCCTGTTCCGTAGAATTAGAAGCATTAAAAACTTTCACACCTCTTACAAATTGAAAACCTGCTGGAACTCTAACAGTATTAACATCTGCAGCCACCGTTCCTTCCCACTCTTGTCTATCTGAGTCCATAGGAATATCAATATTAATTCTATATTCTACATTTTCTATAAATCTGCCTAGAATAGCCCCAGTGAAAACAGTGCTGTCTACTTCCGTATAGTTTCTAATGTCAGCTTCTAATGCTGAAAGTGTATATCCTGCCATTATGCGCTTATAGTTACCGGTCCAACGGACAACGGAAACCCTCCTCCTGTTGCAACACTTGTTGCGTTTGTATCAGCACTAAACCAAAACCAGTCTGTTCCATAAGTTCCAGATGTATCAGTTGAACCACTAATATATTTTCCTACAGTTATAGTATACCCAGCTGCTTTTGCAATCGTAGATCCTGTAATTCCACCCACTCCTTCTGGAGTTTGGTAAGTTCCTGCAGGACCAGGTGCTCCTCTAAATCTTTTAGTACTAGCTGAATAACCATGACCAGGTAAAACAACATTTACTATAGGTGATGCTACACCATATGTAGTTAAAGCATCATCAGCTAATAAATCTGTTACAGCAAACTCTGTTCTAGCAGGTTTTGCATGTTGTAAAGCTTGTGGATCTGCTCCATGTGGTCTTGGTGAAACTTGAGGCTGTTTAGGTTCATATTCAGAATTATGTACCCATGCACCATTCCACTCTTGAACCATTTCTCTGTATGGAAATGCAGCGCCTGATCTATCAGAGACCATTAATGAATATCTACCTTTAGAAAATTTTCCCATTATTCTTTAAACCCTTTATGTTTTAACCATGCTTTCACTTCCTTATCTGGTGCTGAAGAAACATTAGCATAAGTATCTGGATCCATGGTTTTACTTTCATCATCTACCGTAATTTTTTTACCTTCAATATCTTTCGTGGTAACTTTTTTATCTTTTAATTTTAATCTTTTTTTTCTACTTTTTTTAATTACATCTAATACTTGATCTTTTCTTCCAGCCGCAGTTTGAGAGAGTATTTTTTTAACAACTCCCATTCCTTTAGTTAATAATGTCATTATATATTTGGATAATAAGTTTTCGGTGTAATATACGTACTCGCTGCTGATCCATCCTCCGCTAAAGCTCTTGTTAATTCATCTTCATACAATAATTTCATTTCTTGTGTTCTTTGTGGTGCATATTTTTGAGATAAATAAAATGCTAAACCTGAAACCATAGAAGGTACAAATCTATAAGGTGCATCACTTGCATTAGTATAAGCACTTCCAACATCTTGAATTCTAGCTACATAATAAATACTAATATAATTATCTGCAGCAGTTGAATCTGCTGTTGGATAAATTGTAAGTGTAGTTTTATCGATGAGTCTTTGTACCCAAAATTGACTTGGAGTACCTTTAGTAAGTTTGTTTGAAAATGCTGCGTAAGTAGATCTATCTACTTTCGTCAATGGTAAATCTGTTTGACTTGTTGTATTATAATTAGTTCTGTATGAAGCTAACATAATGTCAGCTATTCCATAAATTCCATTTGATGGTGCAGTAGTTGCACTTGTTCCATCACCACTACCTCTGTAAAAAATATACTCAGTAGTACCTTCTGATAAATCAATATTAGTTTGACCTACTTCCCAAAAATGAATTCCTCTATTACCCCATTCCTGGAATAATATATTTAATGATCTTCTAGCACTTAATAATTGATGACCCGCTGTACCAACTAATCCGATTCTTTCGTATGCTTCTGCAATGACTTCATCAATTGAAAAAGTTTTATCAAATGTATAAGAGCCAGATGTTGTATTTGCCATCGGCTACTCCTTAAAACGTTCCAACTATATATAAAAAATCTACGTTTGTTACATCTGCATATATTCCAGTGTCAGCATAAATACCAGCTCCTGGTAGTTTAAACTCCTGAACTGCATTATCGGCTGCACCAAACTTACCATGAAAAATTAATGCAGAAGCTGTTTTAGAACTGTCTGCTTCATTATAAAGTTTAATTTCACCATCAGCTGCATCACTTTGAGCATACACAGTCATAATATTTGCTTTAGTAATATCGGCTGCTGAACCTCCAACCAAAGCTTGTACTTGGCCATCTGCTGTAAGAACTACAGATTGTCTAACTTTAGATGTTATTCCCATAATCTTATCTCCTTAAAAAGATGCTCCCGAAGGAGCATCTTTAATTATTTATTAACTGTCAGCAAAAGGTGTTACCAGAGTACTTGACCCTAATAATTGTCCTGTGACATAGTAAGCATCGTTTGCTATTGCAGTGATCTGTACCACACTTCCAGCTAATCCACCTTTAGTTGAACCATTCATAGTGATCACATCATTACTTGATTCATCAGAAATGAATGTTTTTCCACCAGCACTATCATCAATACCTGTATACACAGCACCGTAAAACTTATCGGTTCCGTCTGTTTTGATATCCATGTCTGTTGCCGCTGTTTCTACCAAAAAGGTAAATGTAGCTCCAAGATTACTTAGAACGTTGTAATCGTTTGCTCCAGCTACCGCTGATGCACTACTCGCTAAAATAGTGGGTAAAGTAAATACACCATCCGCATCATTGCAAGTTAAAACTCTACCTGCATGAGATGCAACTGTTAAAGTTGTATTAGCTGTTAGACTAACGACTGCTTTAGGTCCGAAACTAATAAAACCATTTAATGATCTTACTGGTCCCGAAAATGTTGTGTTTGCCATATTATCCTCCTAGTTTTTCGAACGCAGTCTCTAGGCCGTCGACTATACTCGTCTACGTTCTAAATTAATTGTATAGTGATTTATTTATATATGAATTTTTGATTGAGTGCAA